AATACAAATTATGCGCTTGCCAGAATGGAATATTTGCCGAAAACCGTGATTTTTTCATTCCCCGATGAAAACGGCCTGTTTTATAACGCCAGCCGCGCTATTACAAAGGCATAGACCGATAGCGCGTCACTATCACAGGGAGCAAAAATTGAAAAAAGAATTCATGGAATCTAGCCCCTACCAACGGGCTTACGAACGCTGGTTTTCCCGATACGAGGTTGAACGTCGCCGGCAGAAGAAGCGGCGCGGCGCATCCATCGCCGATTTTCCGGCACCTCCGACCAACCCTTGCGACATCTCAGCGGCGCTTGACCGGGTTGGCAGACTTCGATTTTTGCGAATTTTGGAGGCTCACCGTAGCACTTTGGCCCGCTGGGAGGCAGGATCATCAGTTATGCCCCGCGCCGCCTGGCTGCTGCTGATTTTGCTCGACCAGGGGCGACTTCCTGGCATGTCCGACGACTGGCTAGACTTCCGATTCGACGGCGACCGGCTTGTTTTGATCGGCACCCGCATTGCCTACACCGCCCGAGAGATTGCCGGCTGGCAGTATCAGCAGGCGCACACCGCCGCGCTATCACGCCGCGTTGCCGAACTTGAACGGCGCATTTCCTACCTGATTAACCAGGACAGAAGTGAAGCCGCGAACGCCGCGTTTTTCACGGCGTAAAAAAAGGCCGGTTTGCCCGGCCTTTTTTACTGGTCAATCGGCTTTGTTGGAAGCGCAAAATAGCCCTTCCAGGCAGGCGGCAACTGACTGACGATCAGCGCGGCCAGCGCGGCGCCGGCCAGCACAATGATGGCCTCCCGGCCGATTTCGGGCATTGACGGAACCCACTTAGGCATTTTTCACCCCGACATGATGGCGGTCGATATGGTCATCAATGCGGACATGCGCCCGGCGATTTGACGCGATGACCTCGGCGACCCGTTGATTGATATTGCGGATTTCCACCTTAATTCCACCCAGGAAGATCAGACCAGAAACCACGCCGCCGACCAGCGGCGAATTCAGCGCGGCAATGACCCAATCAGGCATTTTTGCCCTCTGGCATGAAGATAGCCAGCAGCGCGGCGCCGCCGCCGATGATCTGACCAACGGCATCAATGGTTCCCGGTGGCAGGCCGAAGACAGCACCCAGGACAGACAAGCCAGCCCAGGTGGACGGCTCTCGCAGACGGTTCAAAATTGATTTCATGGTTTCCTCAGTTGAAAAGTGACTTGATGAATGTTCCAGCCGGGCAGGCAAATGAGGCATCCCAGGTTCGCCCTTCAGCAATGGCCCGTTCGCACTCGGTCAGATTGGTGCGCGGAACGCCGACTTGCTCGCCGACCGCCTCGACGCCACCGACGAAGGCGCCAGCAACCAGATCAACGCCAGCCCCGGCGATGTTGGCGCCGACCTGGCCGGCATCAGCACCGGTTCGCATGACGTAGAGCAGCGCCCCGCCCACGGCGGCCAGCGCGATCAGGTGCAGAGGCTTCAGGCCGGCGACCATACCTTGTTCCCGTTCAGGTAATACGAGCCATCCGGCCCGATGGCAACGCCACCGTCGAAGTAATCCCAACCCCAACCCGGCTCGCCCGGATCGGCGTTATTGACGATGACCCCGCCGCCCGTTGTGGCCGGCTTCTTCGCAGTCAATGCCGGCAGTTTCTTGACGATCAGCCACACAGCAGCAGCAGCCGCCGCGATCACGATCAAATCCTTATTTTCCATGCTCACCCCTTCCAAAAAATGACCACAGCCAGCGCCGCCGCTGCTGCTGCAATGACCGCCCGCCCGACCTGGCAGGCGCTGCACGTTTCGTTACGCTCAGGCATAGACGCCGGCCCCCTGCAAGCGGCTGGCGTAGTACGCCCGATAGCGCTGCATGGCGATTTCCGGCTGGCCGTACCCTGCCCCCGGCATCGACGCCCACACCTTGCGGCACTTCTGCACAGCAACTTCGAAGCGCCCGGCCTTCACATCGTCCAAGGCGCCTTTTTCGCGGATCAGTTCAAGCGCGGCGATGTCCTGGCATTGCGGCGAGAAGTCCGGCAGATTCAGCTTGCCGGCGACGCGATCCCAGGTATCCCGAAGGAATTGATAGGCGCCGGCCGCCGACGAGCAAAGGCGCCGGCCGCCTACCGTTCGGCAAATGACCGTGCGCGGGTGATCTTCGAACGAATCGAACAGACCACCGCCGAACATGGTGCGATACCCCTCCGCACCGGCCGTGCCTTCACCGAAACGAATCGTCGCCAGAAAGGCTTGCACGTATGGGTTTCCCAGGTCATTCACGTCCAACACTCCAAAATCAATCAGCGCCAACGGATCGAAAGGCTCAGATTCTTCGTCAGTTTCCAAGCCGGTTTCCGGATCAATCACCGTTGAGCGCATAGCCCAGGTGGCGACCCCGTAGAACAAGGCGAGCAGCAGCGCGGCTCGCAGCATCAGGCGTTATCCGATAGCGTTAGCTGATACCAGGACGTGGACCGCTTCACTAGCCCTATTACGTCGGCGCTATTCGTCAAGGTGAAACTACCTGCCGACCCAAGCACTATATTTCCCCCTTCTGCAATCGTCGTATCCCGCGAACTGGTTGCACTCATCAGAAAAATAATCTGCCCTTCGCGGCCGCCATTGATGGTTGTCAGGTTGTCGGCCGCCGCCGCCGCCTCGGTATCTACAAGGAAGTAACGAATCTCGCTGACCGATGGCACGGTGATGGCATCAGAAGCGATGGTCAGGGCAGAATCTGTATGGTCTGATGTGCGCCCAATCTCGATGAACTTTCCGCCAACCTTTTGAATGGTGATGCGGCTAGTGGTCGAATTGATCCTGAAGTCACCGCCGTATAGATCAAGATTGCCCGTTCCTGTTTTCAGCGTCACATCGCGTGCGCTTGTGGCCTGCGGACCTTGAATGACGTAAATCTCTCCATCAACGCCGCCGCTGATCGTGTCCAGATCATCTGTGGAAGCGCCGCCCTCGGTATCCACTTGGATGACGCGGCAGAGTTCAGTCGCTGGCAGCGTTATTGCTCCCGCCTCGACCGTTCTAACCCAAGGATATGTGCGCAGCTTGGCGAAAAGATCCATTCGCACAAAGCGAACTTGCGTATAGACCTGGCCGACGTATTCCTTGAACTCGATGTATCCGGTGCCGCCTTCGATGTATAGCGACCCGTCCGGCTTGACGACCGGACACTGATAACCCGATGCGTTCACCATGTCAGTGGCCATGATGATCTCGCCACCGAAGGCCGACGCCGACGACAGCGCCTCATCAACCAGTGCGACACGCCAACGCATGTCATCAGTTGTCCGGTTGCAGTATCCGATAACAAGATACCAGCGCCCGCCGCGCTCGAACTTGTCCAACGTCGGCGCAACTTGATTATCAGAACTCGTTCCAGGAACCACGCCGACAGCAGCCCATAAACCCCCGCCGTCTGTCGATTTGTAGAGCGTTAGGCCAGTCGCGCCGCGCGTTACCGAGAACCACGTTTTTCCATTAATTGCGACCAGTTCGCACTCGCTCTGACCGCTTGTGTCGTTAATGATCAGCGTGCCTTCGTCCCAGGACTCGCCATCGTCCGACGAGTACCAGGCGGCCACCTTGTAATCCGGCGTATCGCTGCTGCGGTGATACGGGGTGAAGGCCAGCCGGTAGGCATCACCAAGCTCTCCGGGAACTAGCTTGATCCGGCCATAGGTCCGGCAGTAGGTGTAGCTGATCGTCGCGATGTCGTCGCCCTGCACCCAGGTTTCGCCGTTGTCATCGGAAAACCGCAGCCGATATACAGTTGGATTGGCCGTCGCAGACGGCACCATTACTTTGGCATAGATCAGCAGAATGCGCCCCGATGGCGTAACACACATCGAAAGGCTACGTTGATCAAATCCGGCCGCCGCCGGTATCACCTCTGTTTCTGCGCTCCACGTTGCGCCGCCGTCATCAGAATACCGATGCCATCCGGTCTGCCCATCGGTCAGGCCGTGTGTCGGGCTACGACCATAGACCAGATGCAGCCGACCACCAAAACCCTGCGCTACCTGGCCAAAATGCCGGTGCAGGCCGTCGCCGGCCGAACCGTCATAGACAAGCGTCGTATCCGTCGCGTAGTCATGCGCGAATGCCGGGCGCGGCACAGCAAAACGCTCAAAATCGACCGCCCGGACAGTATCAGCAATGATAAGACTCACGATTCGACGACCTCCTGAACAACGAGGTCAACCGACCCCGAGACCACAAAGCCGACCCAGGCCGCCGCCGCGCTGCGATCATCAATCAGCAGACAATCACCCGGCCGCAGACGCACCGGACATTCGTCCTGATCCGCCGCCGCGAAGGCCGCCAAATAACAATCCACCCCGCCCGCATTGCGGAAATGAATCGCCCGGCGATCCTTGTCCGCCGCCGACGACACCGACACCCCCGCCGAAGTCACCGAATAAACCGCGCCCGCAACCGTCACCGGCTTTTGCGCCAACTCGACATCCGTCGCGGTCAGCACCGCCCCTTGCACATCGACAACTACCGGATTTCCGGCGCCGTTCGTGACCTCAACCCCGGCCGGAATCGACACCTCGGCGCCATCCGTGGTCGAAATCGACACATTCTCGAAGGTGGCGAAGAAACGAACCGTCGTCACCCCGGCCGCCTCGATCCGCACACCATCAAAGCCGCCCTCTACGCCGATTTTCAGGCCGCGCTTGGCGCCTGGAATCTGCCCGAAGATCGGCGCACCGCCGCGAAGCAGCGTGACCGTCACCGACGCTTCACTGCCGGTCGAATCGAGCAGGAAGAACCGGCCTGGCACGTTCAGTTGCAGCGGCGAGCCGGCGGCTACTTGTTGTTCGTAGAGCATCCCTTACCCCCTTTTCAGCACGGACACGGCGACCATGGCGACGACACCCAGGCCAACCATCGTCATTATTTTTTGCTCGCCTTGCTTGGCGCCGGCATAGGCATCGGTGTAAGCATCGCGCACCGAATGCAGCGCATCGGTAACGGTTTGACTGACATCCACCTGCGATGCCGCCGACAGATCGAACGCATCCCGCGCCACCTCCCGAGCAAAGCCGAAGGCGCTATTCACCGCGCCCAAATCGCTGGTATTGACCGTCACCGCATTGTTTTTTGATTTGTCCCCGAGCGATAGCGCAAGCGTACCCGCCGACGTATTGCGAACGGCCGAACGCTCCGAAGCCGTCAGCGCGTTGCCGTACTCTGAAACCGCCCGTTGATCTACCGTTCTTGTAGACGTGCTGGCATCTGCCGAACTTTTGCCGCCCATTACAGGCCCTTTCTCAAAATGTACCCATCCAGGCGAAAATCCTGCGCCCGCAATTTGGCGTATAGCCCGCGCCGCCTTGTGTAAATTGTCAGCGCCTTGCACCCGGCGACCCTGGCTTGCTCGGCAATCGCCGGAACCAGGGCTGCCGTCAGATCGGCGCCGCGCAACTGACCAACCCCGGCCAGCAAGACGGCCTCCCGGCCGTTTTCATGCTCGACGATCTGCACCGCGTAAGCACCGACGCGGCCGAAATCTTCGGCTATCACCTCGAAACATTCGGCCGCGTTCAGCAACTCATCCAGCGACAGCAGGCCGCCGCCGGTATCCAGATCAGGCGCCATCACGCCAGCCAGCAGCGGCGCCGCGACTTCCGGCGACACTGGCGACAGCGTGAGCGTTTTCACCGACGCACCAGCAGATAGACGACGACGCCGGCCAACAGCCATTCCAGGCTAATCCCGCCAAAACCGCCACCTTCCGATCCTCCGCTACTGCCGACCAGGGCGCCTTTGCCGAAATTGACCACCCATCCGGAACCGTTTTGACCGGCCGACGCATTGCCGCCTTGCATCGGCGGCAATGCGGCCGGCTTGCCAACCTGCGCCGCCGCCCCGATGACCGACGATCCCAGCGAAAACCAGTCACCCACGGTTAGCCCTTCCGCAGCAGCAGCACGGCACCCAGCAGGATCAGCAACAGCATGCCGTTGCCGCTGGCCTGCCCTTGCATGGTCACACCGCCCACCGGCATACCGTTGGATTGGTACAGACGACCATCGGCCCCCCGGTAATAGGTTGCCGGATAACCGCCCGGCAGGCCGGCGCGTGTTTCATAGGCATCCTTGGCGATGAAATAATCTAAGCCCTTGGCAATCGACCCCCGGAACAACTGATCCCAGGCCGGACTAATGCCGCCTCCGTCAAGAACAGAAGTCGGATAAGCCGTTCCCGGATCAACGTTACTCCCGCTGTAATCGACGGCGCCGATGTCAAACGAGCCGCTTACCAAAGCACCGGAATCGAACATGTTTTCCATGGCGCCCTCCGGTTACAGGCGGGAAATCGGATCGATGTACTCGATATAGCCGCTGACCACATCGGCGGCATCGGTCGTCAATCGAAGTTCGACAGAAGGCGCCATCTGGCCCTGCTGGCCCGCAGTATTGAGCGCACCTTGCAGATTGCCATCAACGATGAAATCCAGCACCGTGATATTGGCCTGCGGAACAAGGTTGTTTTCCTTCTGCTGGTATTCCAGGTCAGTGACCTTGGCCTTGATCGCAGTCACGCGATTGACGCGCAGTTCGGCAGCGGTGATATGGCCGGTATGGTGCAGCCAAACACGCTTGATGATGCCGCCAGCAACGCCAGTTGGCAGGAAAAGATCATGCTCGCCAGAATTCGGCAGCGAGACATTGAAATCCAGATTTTTTGTAATGAACGGGTTTTGCGTCGGACCACGGAACTCCGCATAAGCCTCCATGCCGAACGAATCACCTACACCGGCCGCGCCGATGGTGAACTCGAAAGTCAGCGACTTCAGCAGATTGGCCGGGATCGATGCCAGATATTGCGGCACGGCGCCGCCGCGTGCGTTCGGCTCGGTGAAATCCAGGGTAAGGAAGCCGGCCTCGGTGTGCACGCCCTTGTAATCCTGGCGAGCCTTGCGACGGGCGCCCGTATCGACGAAGAAGGTTTTGCCATTGGCCTTGCCTTCGATTCGCGTAATGTCGGCCGCCGTCAGATCGTCCAACAGCTTCAGCTTCAGCTTGTCATAGGTGACAGCCAGCGGCAGCGTCAGAATGGCAACGCCGCCGCCATTGGCGCGAACGTTTTGCAGGTTATTCAGTTGATCGTAGAACATGGCGCCCCCTGGCTTACTTCGGCAGGTAGTCGCCGACGACCGGAACGGCCATCACGTTGCGTTGCACGAACGAAGCGACGGCAAAAGCGGCCAGCGCGACGAGTGCGGTATGAAAATGTGCTTTGGTCATGATTTTCCTCATGAATGACGTTGAAAAGCCGGAACCCCGGCCGTTTAAAAAACTACAGGCGCCACTTTCGGCGCCTGTTTTCGGTTTGTCACACTTGGGATTTAGAGTCTTTTCGCGGCTTTTTGCCGAACCGGCGGCGCCGGCTTTTTTTGGGGCGGCGTCAAAATTCCGGTCGAATTTTCCCGAGTCGCTAGCATCCGATGGATATAGTGCAGGTCTGGCAATTCCAGCAAATCGCCTGGCTTTACCCGTAACACCTGCGCCATTGTCTTGGCGTCGTTCTCGTAATTCACCCGAAAACACCTGATCTCTGTGCAGTTCCCGAAAAAGTCTTTGTCTACCTGACTTGGCCGCTGGCAGGCGCCGACCAGTGTTAGCCCCTGATGCCGGCCGGCGGTGGATAGGTTTTTCCATGACGGCGGCGCGTAGCTGGCCGTTGTCACCCGCGACAGTTCTTCGACGATGACGGCGGCGCCGGTCATGTGCCACACCGCCCGGCAAAACAGATCGAAACGCGACGTTATCAGCTTTGGATTTGTCGGCGGCTGATACACCGCCGACCGCCCGGCCCGCCATGCTCCGATCAATTCCGGGATACTGGCCGTTGCCTTGACCCCCAGTATCCCGGCGTAACCATCCGACGATTCCAGCGGCGACCAGACCATTGCCGGCCCCTTGATGGCCGGCAGAAGTTCTGTTTTTATGAAACAGCCCTTTCCTGTGCCAGATGCCCCAACAACGCCAATAATCTTCGCCCGGTTATGGGCTCCGACCTTTGCCATCAGCCGCCACCCATGACGATCTGGATTCCCTCGCCGGCCGCTGCCGGCTGCACATCGGCCGGCACTGGCCCGGATTCCGAAAGGCTACGGTCAGCGGCATTTTTTGCTGCTTTTTGCGCCTTCACCATGCGGACCACCGGAATTGCCAACGGCCAAGTGGCAATCGCCAGCCCGGCCAGCGGATGCCCGATGATGCCGCCCGTTGTCCATCCGTAATGCTCTGCACAGCGAGCCAAGGCCATACCCAGGGCGTCAATGCGTTCCGGCGACCATTCCGGCCGCAGTTCCGGCACCGGCGCCAAGACCAAATCGGCGCCAAATCTGGCCAGATCGCGCCATTCCTGCGCCGGATCGATGACCGGCGCCGGCTCTTGGCCCGGCATCACCGGCTGATTGGCCGCGTCGTCCGCTTCCACCACGGCCGCCTCGGCGGCCAGTCGTTCTAGTTCATCCATTTTTTACCCCAGCAACAGCGAAGAAACCACCGATTTCGGCGCCGGCTTGGCGGCCGGCATCGGCTCATGTTTTACGGCTTTTTCCGGCTCTGCCGGCGTCTGATCGGCCTGAAAAATCGTGACTTTTTCACGCATGAATTTCGCCGCCGCTGAGTGCCGATGGTGGCGAACCTCGACACCACAGGCCGGACAGCGGTAATACGGGAAGCCGCCCGAATTCTTTGCTACATAGACCTTTTCACCGCACATACAGGCGGCCGTTCCGATTGCTTCAGGACTTGCCATTGTTCCACCCCTCCAAAATCAGCAGGCGCCGCACCGTATCGGCCGCGCCTTCGTTCATTAGCGATACACCCGGCAATGCCTTCTCAAGCACGTCATAGATCGACCCGCCCTCTTTACACTTTTCGTCAATAAGCCGAAGCGCATCGCATTTTTGAGCAATTTCTGCCCGGCGCTTTGCTTCTAGCCTCCTTATGTACCCGACACTCGCGCTTTCATAACACATCGCAAACCTCTCCAATCAGACCCGAAACCGGCGGCGCGGCACGAACCCTTCCGGCGCTTCCTGTTTCGTCGTTTCAACCTCGGCAAATTCCGGCTTTTTGCCGACTTTTTCCGCCGCCTTCCTGACCGTTGCCGGGCGCTTGGCGGCCGGCTTTTTTACTGGCTTTTTACTGACCATCTTTCTCCCCTTTCAACTTCTCCACCTCTTCACCGACCGCGACCAGGGCGGCCAACACCGGGCCGACGTAGGCGCCGGCCATCATTCGCACATGGGCCGGCGCGGCTTGCCACGCCGCCAGCGCATCAGCAATTGCTTGTTGCATTGTTTTGGCCTCCTGGCCGGTTTGAAAAATTGAGTTTCGGGAATTGCCCGAAGGCGCCGCGCCTACGCTTTGCCTCGATCCCTGACAGCACGGCGGCAACTTCCGCCGCCTTTACCTTTTCCCGCATGGCCGCCGACAATTCCGGCGGCAATTCCTGGCCGGCGAACTCGCCAACCTTGAAGCCGTCCGCGTCTTTTTCGGGCCGCGTACAGTTATTGACAGGACTCCAAGGGCGCTTCGCGCCTAAAGTCAAAGTCAAAGGCAAAGCACCCGGCGTTTGATCGGCCGTAATCGGTCTCACCGGCGCCGGCTTCCCGCTTTGTTCCGACAGAAGGCCGGGCGCTTTGCGTTTGATTTCCCAGGTATGCAGCCGCGTAATGGTCACTTCATCGCCCATCCGCACGCCCTTGATTTCCGCCCCGGCTTCCTCCCCGTAGCGGTTCGTTTTTCCTTCCGTGGCCTCCTTCCACAGTTGCACCGGCCGCTCATCGCGCCGGCAGGTTGCCCCGCCCTGTCGTTCCGTGAATTCGTGCCAGTTGCCGGCATCGGCCGCACTCCATGTATCGAACAAATCGCCCTGATGATCCATTTCCCGCACCCGGCGCAGTTCGCGCCAAACGGTCACACCCGGCCCGCCGATCTGCTGAAATTGCCGAATGCCCCAGGTCGAAGCCCAGGCCAGCACACGCGGCGCCGTCTTGTCGGCCTCGCCGACCTCGAAAACCCCATCCTCGGTTTCGTCATGGGCCTGCCCGATGCTCGACAAGTCGTTCTTGCTGCCGTCAATGTTCTTGGCGATGTACTTGGAGATATAGCCGGCCGCGCTCCCGCGCTTCCAGTCGATACGCACGGAGTTAAACCGCGCCTCGGCGGCCTTCTCTGTTTTCAGTTCATGGGCGTCCGCCTCGCTGAAATACTTGCGCAGGCAGAAAGTCACCGATTCGACCACCTCGGCCACCATGAAAAACAGCATATGCCAATGTGGCGTGCCGTCATGGTGCGGTTCTGCAACCCTAAAGCCGTAAATGCTGATGCCCCGGCGATGCAGCCATGAACGGGCCTTGGCCCATGTCTTGGACAGATAGCCGGCGCATTCCTTTGGCTCGGTGCCGTCAAATTTCGGGTTTTCCTGACCGCTGGCCGCCAGCCTCGGATGCATCCGGCTCGGTGCCGTTGCGGTGTAGAACATGCCGACATGCCCGGCCGCCTTGGCGAATGACTCAAAGCCGGCAATCCGCGTCATCAACTCGCCCCGACGAAGGCGCGGATTCGACACCGACACCGCCGACAACTCGGCCAGCGTCATGGTCAATCCCTCTTCGTTCGTTGCCTCGGTGCTTTCCAGCGCCGCCCGGTTTCTGGCTTGCTGCTCGGCATGGCGTTTTACCGCATCGTCCGACGCGTACAGGCCAGCCCGGCGATGCACGAAGCCCAGATCGATAGCATGCGCCTCGACGCGCCGCGCATGATTGCGCCGCACTTGCCGGCGCCACCATGCCGCCTCGGTCATGCGCCCGACCAGACCTGCCAGCAGCACGCCCGGCGGCACCGTTGCGCCGAACTCGATGCAGTAGCCGGCCAGCGTTGCCCGCAGATCAGACGCCGACAACGGCCCGACCGCCATCAGCAGCGAACGCACTTCATCAGCCCGCTTTTTTGCGTAGTCGCAGATTTCGGAATCAGACGCTTCTAGGGACAACTGCCGGCCGGTCAATTCCTGGCTAACCGACTCGATATAGACGGCCGCCGCTTCCTGGCCGCCCTCCATGGCCGCCCGCGAATAGCGGCTTTTTACCGGCTCACGGAAGGCCGGCGGCAGCGCCTTCAGGGTATCCAGCACACCCCACCCGGCCTCGAAACTGCCGGCGATATTGGCGATGTCATCAGGAACGAAGCACGGAATAATCACCCGGCCGCCCCTGGCTCGTTTTCAAAGCGCTTGCAGGTATGCGAGCGCAGCACCAAGACCCGGCGCAGATCGCATTCCATCATTGAAGGCGATGCCCACACCGCCCACCGGCAGACTGCACAGTTACGCATCACAGCGCCCCGGACACCGCCAAGCGGATCAACTTGTCAGCCACATCCAGCGAATCGCGTGCAATGTTGGCCTTCCAGTTGCCCGGAATCATGTTTTCCTTGTTGGCACACATGCCGGCGGCGATCTGCCCGGCCAGATGCAGGCGCGTGCGGGTCAGCGGATCAAGCTCAAATGCGGTTTCTTGGCGTGCGGTCATGACCAGCGCCCCCGACTAACCGCCTCTCCGATAACCTCCGACATGTCCGACATGTAGCCGGCCGCAATGAATTTCGGCGCATCAAGCGAACCGCCGGCATCGTCCTGATACCTGATCGCCGGCCAGTACGGGCCGATTCCGCCTGTAACACACGACAAATCAACTTTCTCGATCATGCCAGATACCCCGCGAAGGCTTCGCGCATCCTGGCGGCCATGAAGTTACGGGCGCGAGCCTTGCAGACGGCGGCCAGCGCATCGGCGGAAACCTTGTTGTTGCAGCTTCGTGCGTACATTTGAATCCCCTTGTAAAACACCGCCCCGGACCGCTTGCGGAGGGCTGGCCCGATACGCCAGATATCCAACCCTTTGCAAGCGGTGCCGGGGGTGCTCGATGGATCATTGGGGAATGGTTGCCATGTCTTGGCGGCCCCCGGCAGGACGGAATGTATAGATAGCAATCTACCTATGCAATAGGTGCGCCCCTTACCTAGTAATCAGATAGATGCTTGTCTATGCTGAAGCTGTACTACTTCATTGGGGAATGAAAATGTCAGTTTCTATAGAATTGCTCGACCGTCTGAAATCCGCTCAGGGCGGAGTTTCCGACTACAGAGCCGCGCAACTTCTTGGCGTAAAACAGCCGACCATGAGCCAGTACCGAAACGGACGCTGCCCGCTATCACCAGAAAAGGTCATTATTGCCTGCCAACTGGCCGGTTTAGACCCGCTGGAATGGCTGATGCGCCTACAGCTAGAGCGCGCAAGATGCGACAGCGAAAAAGCCTTGTGGAATGACGCGCTAAACCGCTTGGCTGCTTGATTTGCGCTGATTCGCACTTATGGGACAGGTCCGCTAGAACCTGTCTCATAAATACAAATTATGCGCTTGCCAGAATGGAATATTTGCCGAAAACCGTGATTTTTTCATTCCCCGATGAAAACGGCCTGTTTTATAACGCCAGCCGCGCTATTACAAAGGCATAGACCGATAGCGCGT